CAATAGCGTTGGGAGTCCTCCACGTTCATTGACAAAATGTCCCATCTGGCCAGTGGGATGGCATCTTCGGATGTCAGCTGCGACGGCCCTGCGCTCCTTCAGGCTTCTGTTCCTGATCCGTGCGCAGTATGTCATCGGGCGGAGTTGCTTCATTTAATGGAGCAGTATCGCAGTTCGTTCACTACGGATTACGTTGTTCTCAGTGTTCCTGTACAATCTTATTGTTCTCGTTGTGGACCACCTGTATGTCGATCTTTTTGTTGTCCTACAGGTGAAAGTCAGTTTGTCCAAGTCCCCATACCTCTCGAGATGTACAGTTATGTTGAACGTGCTCAAGCAAGTGCTTTTACTTGTGTTAAGGAGCCCACCAGCAGGTTTGGTTGGTGGAACACGTCCCGTAGTGATATCAGGAAGGCGAATGTTCTTAGGGCGTATCAGGTGTTTGTACAATATCTGGGGCGGTACGAAACTAGTAACATGACTAAGTTGTCAGTGTTGACTTGGTTGCCCCATGCTATGACTATGTACTCATCTAGCATTCGTGGTGCGCGTAGAACATTTCGTTTGGCAGTTCCTGATACTTCGCAAGGAGAGACTGCGAGCAGTGCAGGTGATTCAGGTCCAGGAGGCGGTTCACCTAAGGATGACTCTAATCCTAAGGGAGGTCCTAAGGATGAGTTCTCCACCAATGATGAGGTTGGCAACCCTGATGTTCATGATGGACGTCTGTTGGCTACACAACTCATTGGTAACGAATACGGTGAAGAGGATCGTGTTAAGTACGATCCCAACATAGTGCGTGATGACAAATTTGTTGCCACACGCATAGGACCTGATCTGGGCCCAGTTGAAGCTTTCAGCACCACTGGTCCTAATGCGCAGGCTGCTGTAAAGAAAAGGATTTCTCCTCCTACGCCAAACATTTCCACCAAGTTACGTAAAACTATTGATCGTACGGTGAAGAAGTTGTGTAAAACTGTCTTTTCAGAGGACAGGATTCGAGCTTGGCGTGCTGAAAATCCTAACTTTGAAGATATGTCTTCGAAGAAGTGGTCTGCTGAACGTTGGCGAAATACGGTAGCAACAGTTTTGGGAGAATCTGACCCACACATTGAGCAGTCGACCCAGATTAAAGAAAACGAAGTACTGCCTGCTGCGGGTAAGGCACCGCGGCTTATTATCAACTGTGGTGATAAAAGTCAGGTTATGATGAAGCTTCTGATCAAATGTGTTGAGGAGAACATGTTTGATTATTATGAGGAGGCTTCTATTAAACATGTTCCCAAACATGATGCGATGAAGAGGATAGCAAACAGACTGTACCAAACCAAGGGATGCAACATCATCGAAGGAGATGGTTCTGCGTGGGACGCATGTTGCAATAGTGAGATCCGTGGTTTGATAGAGAATCAAGTTTGCGAGCATGTAGCTTGGGTGTTGGGTAATGACGTCGAAGTACCAAAGGGCTGGTTGGATGATACCTTACGTGATATGAGGAAGAAACGTTTTGGTGCGTTTCTCAAGGGTAAGGATCAACCTATACGTCTTGATTTTGACGCTATCAGGCAGTCTGGTCATGCTGGAACCTCCTGTCTGAATTGGTTGACCAACTTTATATGTTGGCTTTGCGTTTTATGTGAAGAGCCGTGGAAGATGATTTGTAAAGATAAGAAAGGACGTCTTCCATGGACGTACATTTCTCGAATTGACCACAAGAAACACATACTCCAGTATGCTTTCGAAGGTGATGATTCGATATTGGCCACTAGTGAGGATGTTCATAATGAGAGATTTCAGAAACATGTGTTCACTGAGTGGAAAAGTTTAGGTTTCAAGATGAAGTTGGTACTACAAGGCCAGGAATGTACCTGGTGGAAACCCAGTAATCCTAGTGATGAGCACCCATATGTCGATAAGTTCAAGCACGGTTATGCCACCTTCACCGGATTTGATTTTCTGGTTGGTCCTAAGGGTCTCAAGGATTGTTATCTCCCTGAGATCAAGCGTAATATTGCTTCTAGTTCATGGACCACGTCGAGGTTGGTGTTGGATAAGCCTAGTACAGCCCATGATATTGCTGCTGCAGCATATCTTTCTCGTGCTTTGAATTTTGACAGTTATCCTCCTCTCCGTAATTATTTCGCCCAGCTGGGAAAATCACATGCACTGAAAACCGCCGACCGTCCGATTGACGAACCTGAGGCTATTAACCTCGGGATTGCAGCCACGAATTCAGTAATTGAGTCTTTGGACTCGTGTCTGAGTTCAACTACGACGGATGTGAGTAGAG